ACTGACTAATGTTAGGAGGTACTATAGTTACGTTGGGTAAAGTACTATCTGCGGCAGCTGACATTAAACTATTGTCTATAGCGCTGTATGGGTTTCTAGCTTTGCTTTTAGTATCTAGCCCTTCTTCTAATTCGTCTATTTCTTTAGGAGTTAGTTTATCGTAATAGCGATCTACTATCTGGCCTACTGACTTATAATCAAACCATACTATGATGTCAGAATCTTCTACCTTTTCAGAGTATCCAGATCCTAATGTATAAAACTGTAAAGGATTTACTTTTTCTATTAGCAGGTCTCTTCCTGTAACATCTATGTACATAACCTCTTCTCCACATACTAGGGCATCCTCCCAGCATTGCGCAAATTTATATTTAAGATCATTCCTTTGTACTTCTCTTTTTAATATCTTAGTAGCCGTCTGCTCTCTAATGTCTTGGTATTCGTACTTTAAGTACTTAGATAAGTTTTCTAGTTCTGCCTGTGCTGATTGTTCATTTAATGACTCAGACATTACCATATTTTGAACTTTGCCTATAAGCAAGTTCTTTAAGTCTTTTTCTTTCTTATTTATTCCGTCTCTATCTTTAGAAGAAAGGAATACTTTAAAGTTTAAGGGGCGTTTTAGTTTTTCACCTATTAGTAGGTTTACATAAGCGTTACCTCTTCCAATATGCTTAAAGGTGTCTGGGAAAGTATCGTCTTTTAATTTATGAGGATTGCAGATTACTTCTACATCTTCTAAATTAATCTTGTTTATCCTTAAGTTATAATTAGTTACTTTATTTCTAATTGATTTCCTAATATTGCTATTGTTTTGAAAAATAGGTTCTGCGGCTGCTTTAGCACATTCCATTGCCCACTTTTCAGTCTTTTTAGCTTGAGGAATTTTTTGCCTAGGAAAACTTGAAATATAATTCGACATGTTTGCAAATTTAGGCAAAATTAAGTATAAGTTTTATTAATTACTTATTTTCACCGTAATCATATATAGTGGTTTTTACTACTCCTATCTCTGATCTATCAGCCCCTAAGCCAAATTGTTTGAAGTAATTAGATGCAGTATAAACTTCTTGTTGTTTTTGAGAGGTAGTTTCTTCTTCTTTGTATAACGTATTGTCATACCACATTACCTGTATAAACGCAGACACTCTATCAAAGTTTCCTTTAGGATTCCATTTAATCAATTCTTCTAATAGCCCTAATGATTTTATTTGATGTAACTGTAAAAGGGTATCTCCTTCTTTTAAAATTCTTAATAAATGAGATTTAATAAAGTTACGTCCAGTATCATTGACTCTAGTTGTAGCAGGTAATCCTTTAGATGAGTTAGTGTTTATTCTATAGGTATCTCTGTTTCTAAGTTCCATAGGAGTTTCTGCTAATAGATGAGTTTGGTTTCTATTAGAAAAGTAAGTGTACATTCCTAGTAACGATTGCTCGTACATAATACTGCAATTGTAGTATAGTGCTAATCTTCTAGATATCTCATAAGCCTCGTTAGGATCTTCTCTTCTACCTGTAAACTCTGCTACTACCTTACCCGTCCATCTATCAAATACTAGTGCGCAGAATAAAGAGTCTGTAGTGGATATGGCTTTATCTACACTATCTACTCCTATTATGTATCTATTAAAAGGTATGATGTTTTGGTCATTAAGCTGTGGTTTTTCAAATAACTCTATAGCCCCTTTCTTAGAGTAGCCAGGAGGTAGAGGGTACTCTCTAATAGGCCTTAATTCTAAGTCTGTTTTCCATTCTAGTTTTCCTTCTGTATAATTAAGACTTCCTACATAGCTAGCGTCGCTTCCTTTATGAGGGTTAGACATAAGATCTGCTAAATGATCTTTTAGTAGTAAAGAAGGAAAGAAGTTATTTTCAGGATCTAAGAAAGCTTCAGAAGGGATACGAGGTGCATTTACTACTAAAGACTGATACACTCTAGGGTCTGGGTTATTTTTAGCTTTTGTTCTTTCATACTGAAGAGCTACATTAGCTTTATCTTGGTCAGTTATAAGCTCAGGCTTTGTTTTATATTCATTCCTTGTTTTATCAATAGGAACAAAATATCCTATCTTACCTCTTTGCTCAAATATATCTTCGAACTCTATGCAGTTATAGTCACTAGGATTTCTAAATATTTTTTCTGCATACTTTACAGCAGCCCCTTGGAATAAACCTCCTGTACCTAACATCCATATAACCAAGTTCTTATGTTCTTTAGATGTCTGAGACCCCATCATAGCACCTAAAGCATCTATAATATTAGTAAAGAATCCAATCTCATCTAAAGCTGCAAGGTTAGGCCTACCTGCGTTACCCGCCATAGGGTTATCCTTAAAGGTACGATGGTATAGCTTAGAGCCATGTTTAGAAGTTAAGTTATGATTAGCTTGCCATGAGCCTCTAAAGGAGCATAAGAAGGGTGGAGGGTACTTTACAGAGTCTCCTTTGACCCTAATACTCTCACCGCCTTTCATGTGGGCCCACGAGTATCTTACTTTATCTAATAGGGGAACTGTGTACTTTGTATCAATAGCTCCCACTATAGTATCTGATACAGTATACATTCCTTTCTTAGCTTTTTCCAGGTAGACGTCATAATCCGTAGCGCCTCCAAATAAAAAGTTATGGGATATCAAACCTGCGGTAGCAAATGACTTACCTCCCCCTCTAGCTTGAATAGATATAAAGTTTTGTGCAGAGTTTTTGTATAAAGGTTTTCCTAAAGAATTTCCGTGATTTTTTCTTAGGTAGTCCCTAGCAGAGACATAGATTTTAGACGCTATTTCTTTTTCTGTTATCCTCTCAGTAAGAAGCGCTAATTCTTTATTAGGTCCATAGTCTCTGTCACAGGTATATTTATCATCTTTTGTAAACCCAGAAAATCCCCTACACTCCTCATAGTAATAAAATATTTCCCAATCAATATCCCTAAGAAATGGAGTACCTGGAGATAATCCTTTTGTAAAAGAATCTTCTAGTTCTATGTGGTGCCAGTTAATATAGTAATATAAAGTACCAGGCATCCACTTACCTTGCTGCCAATACCCTTCTATACACTTTCTTTTCTCTTCTTTAAAAAAAGTTAGTCTATCATAATACTGCGTAATAGGATGAAATGATGGTATGTTCTTAATTAAGAAGTTTTCGTTATTTACCATTATAAGTATCCTTGATCTGTAAGTGACTCGTTATCAGGGTTAGCCACTATTGATTTTTCATCTCCTAATATTTTTTTAATTTTTTCGTAGTCTGCGTACATTTTAGGAGTAGTGGAGTAGGCTTTATCTAACTGCTCTGCAGTACCTTTTTGTAATATAGGCTGCCCTGTTCTAGAGTATTCATTATCTCCAGTCTTTGGGTCTACCTTAAACTGATCGAAGTAATACTCTTGATTTTTTAGATAACTATCTCTTTTATGCATTAGCTCATTCCAAGCAGTCAAAGATTTCTCTGCTTGTGAGATCTGAGTATCCTTAAACACTTTAATCATAGGCTCATAGTCTTCCCAGTTTAAAGTTTTTTCTTTTATAAAGTCTTCCTTAATACGTTCGTACTTGTTAGTTAAATTATACCAATTAGAGTTATGACATTCTGCCAACGCAATGCCCCACATAATCTTAGAGCTTTTATTTTTATCTTTTGATTTGTCTTTTTTATAAAACTCACTAAAAGGCATTAGTATTTTAAACTCAGGGTATGAGGTCCAAAAACTTCTCTCTGTTTCAAAATCACTTATCATTCTTTAAAATATACTCGTTTCTTTTCTGTATCTTAGATGTTATAGGTATAAACTTACCAAACTTACTCAACATTATAACTGGGAAGGTATCCTGGAGGTACTCGTTTTGGGGTGTAACTACTATCGACTTCTGTATCTTCGCTCTCGTCAAATGAAACTGTAGACTCCATAGCCTCAGGCTTTCTTGCGGGCTTAATTGATATTTCTTCCCTATCTCTACTATCCGATTCTTTTGCTTTGGGCTTAATATCATTTTCTTTATTATTTTCTACAAATACAAAATTTATTTTGATAGAAGGATTACTTATAGGATCTACTCTTAATCCTTCTGTTATTGCTCTATAAGGAGTTTTTTGTAAAATAGGATTACCTTGGTATTCTTTTTTAGATAATGCTGATAGAGTTAAGTTTATCTGATTCTTATTCATATTACTCTGCTGCTCTATCAAACTTTTGCCTTCTTTAGAAAAGACATAACCCCACC